TGAACTGACCAACTGTATTTAATGAATCTTTAACTTGTGAAACTAATGGTTTTAATGTTCCAGCAGTATTTCCAATCAACTCTGGACGTATTAAATTACGAAACTTTAATAGATTTGCATTTGCTATCGTAGGTCTCATAACTTATTGATTTTCCTAGTAAAAGTGGAACTGACTCTATCGCTTATAAAACTGTAATTTGTCTACAATTCCACCTATTCCATATTGATCTGGATTAACTTTATTCATTAATTCTTGTTGCTGTCTCAAGTAATCGTTATACATAGAGTTGTAAGTATCTCTATATACTGGTTGACCGAATTGATCTAAGTAAAATAAACCACTAGGATCAAGTTGATAACCTAATGGATTTTGATCAAAGTAATCACCCATTGTCATTTGTTGATTCATTGCTTGAGGATTAGCAATAGGTTGTCTACCTTCCATCATCATCTTATATGCTGACTTACCAAACTCAGACAATATTTTATTCGAGTCTGTAGTTCCAAGACCTTGTTGCTGACCATACATTTGAATAGGGAGTAATAACATATTATTTCTTCTTTTTCTTTTTCTTTTTACTGTCAGTAATTGGACGATTCACTTTAAGTTTTTTACTTAATTGTGCTTTCATATTATTAACATTCATTTCTGTGATTGCCATTATTTACCCTTCTTACCGTAACCTTTACGACCTTTACCTTTTTTTCCACATGCCATGATAAGTTCCTTTGTAAAATAAAAAAGGCAAGATCCGAAAACCTTGCCTTAGGGAGGGAGATCAATGATTGAATTGTGATTCTATCAAAGAGCAGAAAAGTTGGACGCAACTTTCCCACGCTCCAATTATACCAAAACAAAAGTCGTTTGATTACTATATAACGTTTTTTTCTTCAAGTTTTTTTAATATATTTGTATACGCTAAAGTTAACTTTAATTCGTAGTAAAACGGTTTAGGTTGCTGTTTAAATAACTTATAAAAGATTGCTTCACGCTCACCCTTGTCTAGATCATTAATAATGGCATTCATAATCTGACAATTTTTTTCATCAACCGTATCACACATCTCATCGAAGGCATCCGAGTTAACAGATCCACCAGTAGAAAACATCAATGATTTCTTAGGATACCCTAGTTTGTCATTATCAATCTTCATCCATTTAATCCAATCATCTAGTATGCAAAGCATTCGTTCATAAGTAATCATATGACTTTCCTTTCTCTTTGTTCTTCAACTGGGTCAAGGTAAACCTTTTGATTGAGGTAGGTAGATGGATGCTCGACATACCCATCCTTCCACTTCTTACAGTTTTTATAAACATTTAAATGTTTCATAACTACATCAGTTTTATTATCCAGTTGCTGTTTTTTCCAGATCTTCCAACAATAGTCTTTTTTAACTTTGTTAGGATATGCTTTCCAGAAACTTTCAAACTCTTCTGAATACTCTTCGACCAATATATTATTATGGGTATTGGGTAATGGGTTATGGGTAATGGGTAGCATACCGTTCGCATTGCGTTCGGATTGCGTTCGCATAGAACCCTTATTCCATCTTGCTTCTGCACTCTTCCTTGCTGATTCAGATTTACGATAAACTGATTCGAGTTCCTCATCAATTCGAGTGTGATGCCATTTGTCTTCAACTTTAGTAAAGAATAAAGTTAGTAATAAACTTATTTCTTCTTCAGTTGCTTGAACTTTCATTGCGAGCAGTGGAACATTATCTGGCAATGGTTGCTCTTGGTCGTAGTATAACCACATCAGTTCGAGGTATTGTGATCTTGCCTTGTGGTCTAAAAAACTGGTGTCCTTTTTAAAGTCACCAATGTGGTGCTGATAGAATTGCATTATATCTCCCTAAAATATTGCTTCACCAACCTTATCCATTAGATCTTGAATTGTTGGTGGTTTAACTTTAATTAACTTGGTGTTAGGTCTACAGGTCATGAATTGAACTGCGTTATCTCTGTCGTAGAATCTAAACAGTAAATAATCATCCTCCCATACCTCATACTTAAATAGCATCGATCTTGTCCTTGATCTGATACTGCCTAAGTTCTGGTATTACACCACCCTTGCTTCTCCAAAGACTAACTGCTTGCTGAGATATGCCTAATGCATTGGCGACCTCGTAGTCGTTCTTTAGGTTCAGTTGCTTCTTTACATCATCAAGTGTCATGACTCCTCCATAAAATTACACATCCTGACATCATAACAAAAACAAGTTAAATTGTGCAACTCTTTTTTACGAGAGTCTAAAAGTCAGAATCAGTCCAAAACTGAGTTCTGGATTAGTCCAAAAGTCCAGTTTAGTCCGAAACTGAGTTTAAGATTTTTAAAAAGTCAATACCTAATTAATACTTTTTGGACGGAAAATGATTTTAATTATCCGTCTAAATTAATTAAAAATAATTAACAAGTTTGCTTGTATTTTATAAAAAAGAGAGTATAGTTCTATATATGGATGTTGTAGTTAGATCCTAATGTTGGTTCAAGTGTCAACTAAAAATCACTTGAGGGACTCAAAGATCCTGCCATAGCAGGTTAGACGGAAACCCAAACACCAAGATACTTATCTGAGGATGTATGTCCTCACTGACGAGTTAAAAATAACGAAATAAGGAGATTACAATGAAATACGAAATTAGAATTGAACCAAAGTATGTAGCACTTTTAGATTACTGCTTAGATGCAATGGCAGACGGATCTTGCTACCTTTACTGTGCAAAATTTGCAAACTATGTTAAGTCAAATGAAGGTGACAGTGTTGTTTATACTTTTGACAAAGAACGTGCTTGCAGTATGTTTAGTAGACAAGTTAAATATGCTATTGAAGATTATGAGTTAGAAAATTCTAATCACCAAGAGCATGTGTTCGCAAGAGAAAATTACTTGTGGAAACTAAACGATGATGAAGCAGAAAGATTAAATATGGAATATGAGAGTCGCATGCTGTAAGCGACTCTCTCTTTAAGGAGATCAATATGAAAGCAACACATTACGGAACTTGCCAAATTTGCAACAGAAAAATGAAAGCACCTTACGGTCAATTATCAAATCATGGTTACACAGTTGATCATGGTTACTTCAATGGTTCTTGTCATGGTTCACATGAACTACCATTTGAAAAAGATAGATCAGTTCTTGGTGAAGTCATTTCAAACTTTGCTGATCACATAAAAGCAAAAGAGCAATATCATTTAGATGTAAAAAGTGGTAAAGAAAAATACAAAGTTCCAGTTTATAGTCAAAGAGGTTTTGGTTCTAAAAAACTCTGGGTAGATTTTGTATCAGTAGAAAAAGTGCCTTACGATTGGGATCAAGATAGATTTTACGAAGTTTATCTTATCGATCCAAAAGAACTAAATGGTGATGGTCTTTACAATTACAACAGGCAGTATAAATTAAATGATGATGGTCTTATTCAATTTACTGATAAAGAAAATGAAGATAAAACAGGAATCAGTAGATATTGTTTAAAACTTTCTTATGAAATTTATAACTATAAAAACACACTTAACGGTCTACAAAAAAAGTATGACAGTTGGGAACTTAAAGAGTTAGATCCTATTCAATAGGGTCTAACTTTATTTTTAAATATGGAGATTAATATGATTACATTAACAACTTGTTTTCAAAAATTAATAGACTTACAAAATGAAATGAAATTGGTAAGTGATAGATTAAATTGGTCTAATGGACATAGATTTTTTTGCATAAGATTAAATGAAATTCAATACGCTATGGACATATATCAAATGCACATCAACGCACACCGAACTGGTTGGTGGAATATAAAGCATGACTGATGATGACTTCAATAGTCGAAACAGGGAGCAATCCCTGTCTCATGCAATTTTGCATAATGAAGGAGAGATCAATATGGCAACAAAACTAACTAAACCAGTAACAAGGGAAACTAATGTGACTGTGTTTGATAAAGGTAACAGAGAAATCATCGTAACTTTACAAGGTGATTGTATTGTGTTTAAATTAAAAGGATTGCGATCCACTTACGAGTTGGAGTTGGGAGAAGCGTTCTGGATTGCATTCAAAAAACGAAACAAAATTTAAGGAGATTAATGTGAAAACAAATTACATTTTAAGAAAAAATAATGAAGTGACACAAACACTTCGAGATAATAAGGATCGTGTAGCAATGCACGATCTTATTAAATACATATTAACCTGTGCAGTTCATGACCAAGACAAACTAAAAGGTCTTGTTGTTTACAAGCAAGAGGTTGATGCTGATGGCAATGAAGTTTGGTGTGAACCGTTTATGCAATTTTGTTCACCAGAAATTGTTAAGTTCTTATCAGTATTCAATGATTGGAATAAAATAGAATCACCACCAGAGATCGTATATGAAAATGCAAGATCTAATTAAGTTTAATGACTACTATAAAGTCTATGACAGTAAACAGGATCTAGCAGGTTACATGGTCTGGATCAATGGTTACAAATTTATTAACAAGGTTGACTGGGAAACTCTCCCAGTTGACCAACTTTATTCAAAATATAAGGGAGACAATAATGGATAGAGATAGTTGGTTACAAGATTACGATCAATACTTAGATGAGCAACATCAGTTGCAAGATCAACAAGAGCGAGAACAATATGAAGCAGAACTCGCTATTGAAAAACACAAGTTGGAGAAGAACAATGGCAGATGACATGAAAAGTAAATTAATTAAAGATATGCTTAAGCGTTTCGAGTTTGATTGGAAAGATGCACTTTGGCAACACAAACAAAGTGGTGAATGGTTGATGAAGCACCGATACGTAGAAATTGTTGGTGCTAAGTTAGGTGTTCAATATTCTTTTCAGGTCGTTGAATGTGACTCAGAAAAAGGTAATATGGTTGTGATCTGCACTGCAAAGAATGATGATAAAACTGTTCAGACATTTGGTGAAGCAAATACCAAAAACAATAAAACCAGTTACCCTATGGCAATGGCAGAGAAGCGTGCCTATGATCGAGCAGTTCTTAAGGTCGTAGGTCTACATGGGTTTATCTATTCAGAGACTGAGTTCGATGATTGAGATCAATGACCTATTAAACAGACTGCAAAAGGTTCGGAAGATTGGAACAGATGAGTGGGTAGCAAGTTCGCCCACTCGATCTGATCGAACACCAAGTTTATTTATTAAATATGATACTAATGGGAATATCTTATTGCATGACTTTGGTGGATCTTCTGTTGATGAAATCTGTAATGCTATTGGTATTGAGTTATCTGATCTTTTTCCAGATGATGGTAAGGAATATAAACCACAACGATTTAATGCACACAATGTTTTAGTGGCAATGAGACAAGAGGTTTTAATTGTTGCTTTATGTGCAGTTGATATTGTTGCTGGCAAAAATATTACTGAGGAAGATAAAGATCGAGTATTATTAGCATCACAACGTTTAAAAGAGGTATATGAGTTATGTCTAGGTTAGAAAAAGGTGCTAAAGCACTGGATGACAATCGACTTAAAAGATTGATCATCCAAGATTCTGATTTTGACAATTACTTAAACGAGAGGGACGGAGACGAGCATATTGAATTAAAATCACCAGATTATTTTATCAATGACGTATTAGAATACTTTGCTAACGGTGGAGCATTACAAGGTGACAAGGTAGGTTTTGAAAAAATTGATAATCGTTTTAGACTTGGTGAAGGTCAGGTAACTATCTGGCAAGGAATCAATGGTCATGGTAAAAGTCTTTTTCTTGGGCAAGTATTTCAAAATCTTATGGCACAAGGTAAGAAGGTTTGCATTGTGTCACCAGAAATGTCACCAGTATCGTTAATTGCTAGGATGACAAGACAGTGTTTTAAATCTGAGTTTCCAGAACCACAGCAGATTAAAGAATGGTGTGAGCGTGCAGTTGGTAAACTCTGGATCTATGACTTTCAAAACACTGTAACTGAGGATCGTTTAATGAGTTTATTGATTTATGCTAGTGAAAAATTAGGCATAGAGCATACGCTCATAGATTCTCTTATGAAGGTGCAATCAATTGCTGAGGACGATTACAACGGTCAAAAGTCGTTTGTAAATAAACTTAGCATGATTGCGAGACAAACAAAATGTCATTTACATTTAGTTGCTCATAGTCGTAAAGGTGCAACAGAGGACGATAAACCTGACAAAATGTCTGTGTTAGGTTCAAGTTCAATAACTAACCTTTGCGATAATTGCATTGCTGTATGGAGAAATAAACCTAAAGAAAGACTTGATCCATTGCAAATGACAGCAGATGAGGAAAGGATGTTTGATGCACATATTATTATTCAAAAAAACAGACATGGGGACGGAGAAGGTGAGTATGGACTATTCTTCGATTCGTCAACACAACTTTATAGGGATCGATATGAACGATAATTGGAAAGATAAGAGTATGAAAGAGATTCTTTTGTGGATGAAAAAAGAATTTGGTAACGACATAAATTACAGAGTAAAATTATCTGATGGTCGTATTTTTAAATCACTTAATTGGGATGCAAAAAATAAATATGTTAAATTTCAAAATGAACAAAAACAATCTAGAAAACTTAATAAATAAATTAAAAGAACTAGATGCAACACAAATGTGGGAGGTAATCGTGAGAAGACCTAAAAGCATTAGAAGCGTTGATCAAAATGAGTATTACTGGGAAATGCTTACTGCAATGGGAGACTATTTCGGATACGACAAAAATGACATGCATAAATTGATGGCATATAAATTTTTGTTTGAAATGAAAGAAATCAAAAATGAAAGTGTTGGGTTTATTCGTAGCACTTCAGATTTAAATACTAAAGAGTTTAATGAGTATTTAGACAATATTAAATTCTGGTCAGGACAATACGGATTTAATTTTGAAGAAAAGTGAAAAAGAATGGATAAAGAAATTGGTGGACTTTGGTTGCGTAGTCTGTCGTAAGTTTTATGACGATGCAATCACTCCACCATGTATCCATCACATCAGAGAAGGCATGGGCAAATCTCAACGCAACAACTGGGATAATTGCTTACCCTTGTGCCATGAACATCATCAAGGTAACGATGGTTTTCATTCAGGGAAGAGGACGTGGATAGATAAATATGGCACTGAATATGAACTACTAGAGTGGTTAAAAGAGAGGTTGTAATGTTCGAGTATTGCTTAATTGTTTATTTAACAATGGAAGAACCAAAGTATATTGGTAACTTTGAATCATGTGCAGTAGCAAATATGTATGTTGCAGAATATTATCATGATGCACCATACACTGTATGTTTGCATGAAAATTATATTGTCTTACCATCAAATTTTATAAAAAAGGAAGTTAATTATGGGAAAAGGAAGTAGTCCAAGACCTATACCAGATCGAAAAAAATTTGAAGAAAATTTTGATCGTATATTTGGCAAGAAAAAAGATGATAAAAATAAAAAGTAAGTATAAAGTCATACAACTTGTAAATGGTGAATACCAAGACTGGTTGTTAAAAAAACACTATGCAAAGAGAACTTGCAGTGTGTCTTATGCTTTTGGTTTAGTTAACAATGAAAAAATTGTTGGAGTTATTACATTCGGATCTCCACCTAATCGTATGTATAACGATGGGTTTTGTATCTTCAACGATTTAAAAGTAAAAACTTTAGAACTGAACAGACTTGTTCTTAATTCAGGACTAGAGAAAAACTTATTGAGTTATTTCGTCAGTAATGCAATAAAATTGTTACCTAGACCAACTGCATTAGTATCTTATGCAGATCCAAATCAAAATCATCATGGGTATATCTATCAAGCAACAAACTGGATATACACAGGTGTAAGCACACCTAAACATCGTTATGTTTTTGAGGATGGATCTACATTTGATATTAGACGTGGAATAGATAATAAAGGTGAAGTGGTTAATAAAGAAAAAATACTTCCAACTCATCGATATATTTATTTACATGGTAATCGAACTGAAAAGAAAAATATGCTTAGTCATATGAAGTTACCTATTAGAGAATATCCTAAAGGTGATAATCAGCGTTACCAATGCATAGATATTGATATGGGTTATCAGGAAGGTTTATTTTAATGGCAACATCACCAACACAATTAACATTAAAAAAACTACGCAATGATGGTTACAACACCGTTCAGGTTTGTGAGTATTACAACTTTTTTGCAAAAGTGCGTGTAGATTTATTTAATTTTATAGACGTTTTAGCGATCTCTGATGATGGAGAGGTATTAGCAGTCCAATGCACCTCCAAAAGTAACATCAGCAGTCGTATAAACAAGATAGCAAACAATAAAAACATAAGTGCAATTCGCAAAGCAGGATGGCGAGTTGAGGTCTGGGGATGGTTTAAAAACAAAAGCAAAAGATGGGAGTGCAAAATTGAAGACGTATCATAACGATGAACATATCTTTACAGACATACATGGCAACAAAGTAAAAAGATTGCAGTTGGTAAATAAAATTTTAGATTGCATTGGGAATAAAAAAAAATGTTGTAAACAAATTTCTAATGAAATTAGTTTTGAATATCAAACAGTTCGTAACATATTAAGAAGATTAATTGGTGCAAACATATTAGATTCAACACCTACTAAAAGTTATACTTACTATCATAAATTAGATAAAACTTGTTTGCTTGCTGAGATGTTTTATAACAAAGAAAAAATATTAAATAACTTTAAAATTAAAAGTGTTCAACGACATAATGTTGAAGATACTAAATTTATAAGTTATGATTCTAAATTACATGGAGTTGTTTATAATAACTCTAGTATGTCAAAATGGGAGAATGAATGATGGAACAAAGAACAGAAGAGTGGTTACAGGCACGAGTTGGTCATATTACTGGATCAAGGATGGCAGACGTAATTGCAAAAATTAAAACTGGTGAAGCACAATCCAGATCAAACTATAAATTGCAATTGGTGACAGAAAGACTTACAGGTCAACCAGTGCAAACATATTTTAATAACATCATGCAACAAGGTATTGATCGTGAACCTGATGCACGTATGTTATACGAACTCGAAAAGAAAATTGATGTTGAAGAAGTTGGATTTCTTAAACATTCAAATATTTCTTGGAGCGGTGTTAGTGTTGACGGTTTAGTGGGAGACGATGGAATTATTGAAATCAAGTGTCCACTAGAAACTACACACACTAATACTTTAATGAAGAAACAAGCACCGTCAAAATACTACCCTCAGATGCAATGGGGACTTTGCGTAACGCAACGTAAGTTTTGTGACTTTGTTTCTTACAACCCTTCGTTTCCAGAAGACTTGCAGTTGTATATTGTTCGTGTTGAGAGGGATGATGATTACATTAAGATGCTGGAAACTGAAGTTATAAAGTTCAATGATGAAATTGAACAAATGTTAAATTCTATTAAGGAGAAATAAATGGCAAGATATAAAGAAATTGGATCTTTTACCTTAGGTAAAAATACTTATAAACAAGA